ATGGGGACAAGCATGGCAAAGCCGATCATCACGCTCAATGGCCTAAAAATCGTCATTATGTTGGGAATGCTGGTCATTATTCTCTGCGGTATCCGTTTTGCCGCCGAGATCATCGTGCCGTTTATTCTCGCATTATTTATTGCTGTTATATATAACTAATTTCACTTAACGCATTGATTTAATTAAATAATTTTCACTACAAAAAGTGCCATAAATCGCAAAATGACTACACCAGTGACTACACCGTTCGGTGCACTGTATGAAACAACGTGGAACAAATAGACACAAGAAATATACAGGCGGGTCATCTTTCCAGGGGGAAGCGCGCTAATTCATGAGGGGCGTTAATGTTGATATGGGGATCCCCATAACGGGGCTACCGGATTTTTTTCCGGTTAACTGTTAATCAGGCTGGTGGGCTTTACCTGTTTTGTAGGAGTGGTCATTATGACCATTCAGACAATGACCTTAATCAGAACTTTTCGCTAAAAAATGACGTTGGTCACGTCGTCCGGAAAGCACAAAATCCCGTCAATTTTTAATTAACGGTTAAACCGTCTTTTGTCACGGCGTGTCACTGGTTGTCACTCTCCGTCACGGTATGTCGCTACTCGTTAACGCCGTAACCGCTCCGGCTTCTTCCAGTGGTACGTAATTTTCTCCGTTTCCCGATACAGTGCCACGCGGCGATTGTAGGCCAGCATTTCAAGAACGCGGATCCTATGTTGCGCATATCCACATCATTAAGCTGGATACCATCACGGCGCATCACCTCAGCAACCACACGCGCGTAATTTTCGGCGGTCACGCTGTCCGGCTGCGTGGCCTGTTCGTCATGCTGCTGGCTGATTCCGGTAACGCGGCGGATTAATCCCAGTAGTTCGGCTTCTGTCATTGTGCCCCCATCGCTCTGATAGTCTGGTGTCGTCGGGTCCTTCCTGGAATTATGGCCCGTTACGGGGCGGCGACCTCGCGGTTTTTATCTGTTTATGAAAATTTTTCTGGAAAAAGCATGTCGGTACTTCTCGAACATAACTATTTGTTTTTAAATAGATACACAATAAAAAGAAACGACACGGTAATCATCTAAAATGGCGATTTATGACGCTTTCATGTCGTTTCTCAGTTTTGTTCAATAATTGCGCGTCTGTTACTCGCCTTTCTTCTGTAGCAACTTTTCCGGTACGTTTCCGGTTGTTTCTTTCAAGTAATCAGCCAGTATCTGTGGGAGGTTGTCGGCAACTCTGGCACTGGCATTACAGGCTTTAACCACTTCCCTTTTAAGCCTATCCAGCATGGCGTGGGTAATCTGTGGGAAGCTCCTTTGCATAGTAAGCGGGAGGCTGTCCATGATTGATGAAATCTGACTCGCCAGCTTTGAAAGCGCGTACAGGCAAAACTCAGTATCAATCACGTCACCGCGATCGCGCTCGTTTTTAAGTTCCTGCGCCTCCGCCTGTGCTGTCAGTAATCTGATCCTGACTCGTAAGAGTTCATCATCATCAATATCGCCTTTGTCGTTTGTAAGCTGGCTAATTGCATTGTTAACCCTATTGTCTATCACGCTGGCAACATCGTAAAACGCCTCACGGCCTTTACGTTCAACGGGAGTCACTCCCCACTTGTCGAACGCTGTCGCACTTACACGGCAGCTTTTCGCCATGTTTTTTTTGTTCATCAGGTGCGATTTCATTAATACACCAACTTAATTACTGCTTCAGGTTGGTGTATTGTTTGCATCTTTCCCTTTTCATTCATAAAGATAGAGCAAACAACAAAACCACCACCACCCCCCTGAAAAGGCTCATAAATAGCGAAAAACCGCGAGGTCGCCGCCCCGTAACGGGTCCATATGCCGGAAAGGACCCGTAAAAAAAGCCGGATTTCTCCGGCCTTGTCTCAGATGGTTTTCAGTATGCGATCGATGTCGCCGTCATCGCCCTGGTTTCTGCCATCGTATGCCATGCCAGCTGATACGGCTTGCGGGCTGTGCATGTCCATAAAGTTTTCAAAGGCTGCGGTAAGCTCTGGTGCAACCTTTGGGCGCTCCTGCTCTATGGTCATGTTCAGGATTTCACGAGCATTATCGACGCTAATACATGGCACGTTTGCCATTGCACGTAACAGCGGCTGATAGTCTTTATGCTCATGAAGCGCCATAATCGCATCAGCGCGCGGCTTGTCCTGCTCTTCCAGTTTGTTTAGTTGATATACGGCCTCATAGGTTGATAAACCTCTGTCAGCCATTGCCCGCGCTTCGGCTTTAAATTTACTCGCCAGCGGTAGCGTCATGATGCTTTCATTCGTTGCCATCGTTCCCCCTGCTTATCGGGCCAGCGGCTGAACGGATACGCCGGAACCCGCAAAGGCGGCGCATTTTTTCGCATCGGTGTCGACGCTCTCAGGCCAGTTAACGGCGGCAATATTGAATATCCCCGTCTTGTAACACTGTGCTGATTTCTGCTTTGACGTGTCCACAGGATACGAAGTCAGATAAACAGCCTTGCCAGATTCCTGACCATCCCACGGCTTAAACTCGCCATTGTCCGCCAGCATCAGCGGGGTAAATTCCTGAATAACGCCAGCATCAGCGGCAAAATGTACCAGCGTCGTGGCGACCTGCTGACTGCCTGCAAATAACTCAATGTATGGAGTGTCCATAGAATCCCCCGTTAAGCAATTTTGACAGTAACAAATTTGCGAATATCTGCCGGAACCGGCTGCGGTGCGCTGTGCGTCTGCACGTACTCAATCGCCGGATCTCCGTCCTCAATCCAGTTTTTCGGGTAGTACATGTTTTGCGTTGCCCCCGTTCTTACTGCGTCCTGATCCATAATCGCACCATAGGCCACCAGCCCTTTATTGTTGGTGTTGCCCAGGACAAGCAAATCAGGCTCAAGGAAATATTTTTCTGTGCCGTCGCTGTCAGTGTATTTGCCGGAATAGACGATAAGGGCCAGATCACCAAGATAGCCTTTAAAGCTCACCACTTCGCCCAGGTTTTTACATGCCAGCTCTGCGGCGGATTCTGAACCACGGGAGAGATCGTACAGTTCACGGAATTTTTTAAAGCTGCGTAACATGCGCCATACATCAACGCCCATAATCATGACGTTGGCGGGGCAACCTGCCTGATCTGCGTATAGTTCAATGTCATATATTGGGTCGTGTATGTCTTTATCCTGCTCAGACCATTTTTTACCGTCGGCCTGCTCTATGATGTTTTTTTCCGGTATCTTCCAGTCGATTTCATAGCGTTCTATGCCTTCGCCCTCAATGATGTTTTTTCCGGTCGTTACCGCATTCACCGCCAGCCATTCAACGCGTGCCTTAATGGCATTTATCTGGCGGCGCATGTTGCCAGTAATCAGGCGCATACGGCGGTAGGTAGGATCGTTAAGCTGTGCCGGATCTTCTCCAGCCATGCGCATTATTGTTTTTAATGGATCGATTTCGTGTTTTGGCTTCATGTAGCCAGGGCGGATAATGCTGGTTTCGTACCCTTTATCGCGCTGAACCTGGCTGCCAACCATAGGCGAACAAAACGCCGACATAGTGACTTCTTCAATATCCAGGTTATCTAACATGATGTCCTGCGTGTTGAATGTCGCCACGTTCGGGAAAAACAGCGCGGTAAACAGCGGACTAAATTTAAATTCCGCAATATCCTCGCGATTCAGGTACGCGAAAAGCTGGTGTGTGTTAAGTGCTATTGCTTTGACTGCCATTATTCGCCCCCATAATTTTTGTGCATCCCAAGCGCCGCAAGTAAATAAGATCGCACAAGTGAACCTATCGACGGCTCCGGCGTCATCAGCGGATCCAGTCCAGCCGCAACGCCAGCTTCATAGTTTTTTTTGTGGCGCTGCTTGAGCACCTCCACGATTTCGGGGCTTATGTACACCGAAACACCGCCTTTTTTCTCTTCAGCCATAGTAAGAAATTCCTCTTCGACTAAAAAAATCATAACTGGATGTTTATCCAGTCCTGATTATAATCAGAATTGCATTTTATGCAATGATATTGAGTTATGTTGCAAATTATGAAATGATTATCCCGATCACGAACGCCAGTGCATCCAAAAACCTCATATGCAAAAGCCCGATAAGAACCCTCTGACCTTATCGGGCTTTTTTTGGGCGCAAAAAAGCCGGATTGCTCCGGCTATGTGTGCTGTGTGCTGGCTCAGTCTCTGATCTCTTTCAGAAATTCTATCAATGCATCTATCTGTTCAGGATTTACCGCCAGCATTTCACCGGATAGAGCACATCTCACAAAACCATGCTGATCCTTTTCAATCAGTGCGCCCGTCTCCAGGAATGCGCGGTAATCATTGATGCTCATCGTCTCCATGTTGTCAGCATGGTATTTATCACGCTGTTTTAATATCTCATCAAATTTCATCGGCATTGTTTTTTTCCTCTGTTGTGTCTGTTTGTTTCAGATAGTAACTATGCCTGACCGTGACGAAAACCCGGTAATGCGCCATACCGTTTCAACTGGTGCAAAAAAAGCCGTATTTCTCCGGCTGTTTGATTAGCTGTCCTGGTAATTGCGCCATATTTCATCACCAGCACCATCTATACCCATTTCGGCATAAGTGCGATCGACTGCCTTTTTCAGGTCTCCGAAATTATCCGGCGGCTCCGGTGCCCTCTGTGCCTTCCTTGAACATTCCAGCCGTCGCATCGTGATGTGATGCCGTTCCTTGTCTGTCTCCACCAGTTGCATGACTTCACCCCATCGTGCCGCCGCCCTCCGGTAAAAGCCTTTTGCCTCGAGTTCCTCCGCTATGCGGTCATGTACCATCCTCACCCCCTCAGAACGGAATATCATCACCGTAAGGGTCATCGCCTCCCGCTGGTGGCTGATTACCCTGTGTGCCTGTGGTTTTGCGTCTGTTCCCGCCAGGACGTGCCGCACGGGCACTGATTACGCTGTCTGCAATAACCTGATAACCCTGCCGCGTTTCTCCGTTCTGCCCAGTCCACTGGCTGATCTGCATGTTACCCGCCACGCTCAGGAGTTCACCCTTGCGGTGCCTTTCCAGTGCTTCGGCCTGTCTGCCAAATGCCAGGACGGATAACCACATCGTCGCCGTTCCGTCATCTGCCTGGCTGCACGGAAGGGGGACCGCCATACGCGCCAGCGTCATCGGTGTGCCCTTGCTGGTCTGTTTTACCTGCGGGTCGTCCACCAGCCGCCCGTAAGCGGCTATCTGTGCTGTCATGATTCCACCTCTCCGGTTTTAACGTTGATTGTTGTTACCTGTTCCGCTTCGGCAATCTCCCGCTCTGTCAGCGTGGCAAAATTTGCCGCCGTCGTGGTCATGAATGCGCTTATCAGGTCGGGATGTGCTTTCGCGTATCCTTCCCCCGCGTGGCGGTCTATCGTTCTGATTGCCACCTTTAAAGCGTGCTCTGTCATGTCTAACGCGCGATATTTCGGTTCTGTTCTGTCTCTGCGTTTTTTGAGTGATTTATTAAATTTCCCTGAAGTGTGCATATTTATTTTTACCCCCTCGTTTAAAAAGTTTTGAGTTGTGCCTCCCCTTGTCTACCTTATCTACCTTAGTGGCCCTCATGCCAGTAATGGCACGGCTTTCAGCGGGGTAGAGTGCTTTTATCCACTATCTACCCCGTGTCTACCTCCCTGTCTGATTCAGGTAAAATCAGGTAGAGAGGGTAGATAGTGGGTAGACAGTAAAAAAAGGCTATCTACCTAACTTAATGCACTGAATTAAATGTATTTTTCTTTACTCAGGTAGACAGGGTAGACAGCAATTACAAAAAATTATAAAAACGCGTCGCACTCGTCTGTTGTTATTGCGTTAGTCTGCGTTACTCCCTTAACTTTCCGCGTAATATATTCATGTCCGTAAACTTTCGCGGCTGGCTTCATAGCCTTGCCAAAGTCATTTACGTTTAGCGGTTTGCTCCTGCCTGCGTACGCCATAAACGCCAGATAGACGCGGTAAAGGCTGTTTCTGGTCGTGTACTTCACTGAATCGCCACCGCCGCCCATCATCAGGCCGCGTGCTTCCTCCAGAAAATTCAGGAACTGGCAAAACTCAATAACCGGATCCGTCTGTTGCTTTATTGCCAGAGCTTCATCACCGTCACGCTGTTCCAGTAGTAAAGCCCGTGCCTTCTCAGGGTCGGTAAAGTTCGCCAGCAATCGGCGGATAATGACAGGGATTTCAGCCGCGATCTTTTCCGGTAGCTCCCTGTCTTTGTCGGCCTCACTGACGATATTGTCGAAACGGAAAATCACGCGACGACGTGCCACACCTCCGGCCCGTTCGGTGAATATCATCGGGTTATTGTTGGTCGCCAGCACCACCGCCCTGATTACAGCCGTGAAACGCTTTTCGTATTTCGGGTTAATTTCCACGGGGTCACCGCCCGTGATTTTCTTGATGCCCGTTCCTTCGCCTGTATATTTCGGCTGGTCAGCCAGGACGATAAGACGACTCCCGACAACCTGCGCACGTCCACCAGCATCATCAAGCGACGTCATTTCAGCGCTTACCGTGTTCTGTTTCCCTGCCAGAAGGCTGGCTATGTGCGTGAATGTACTTTTACCGCTCCCGCCATCTCCGGTGGCCTCAATAAACATCTGCCAGTCGTACCGGTTCGCCATAATCATGTACAGCGCGGCACATATACGCATCATCTTGCGCGGGTCTTTTCCGGCTGCGTGCTCAAGCCATTTATGAAAGTTTGGCGCGTTATCGCGGATGTTCTCCCCTGGTGCTGGTGGCGTGTACTCAATGCCGTTGTGCGTGGTGATCCAGTTCTCCGGCGTGTGCGGGGAAAATTCCCCCGTTTTCAGGTCAAGCGCACCATTGGCGAACGGCAGCAAATCGCCGGACGGCTCGCCCATTGGTTCGGCAATAACTTTTAACGCTTCCACGGCGTTATTGATTACGCGCTTGCTGAAAGTGGCCCTGTGCTCTGAATAGATCGCCACCATTTCGCGGCTAAGTTCCATTGTGCTGACCGGACACCATACCCCGCCGCGCCATACGTGAACGATTTCACTTTCAGGATGTACGCAAACGCCATCAAAGCGATCGGCAAGCAGCTGCGCGCGCTCACTGTCCGCCATCTGCGAAAGTTGCGCCTTTTGCTTTACCGGAAGCTCAATGACCAGACCATCAGAAAGATTCTGGCGCTCACGGGCCAGATATTCGCGCCAGTTCTCCACCTTCTGACCGTGCATACCATCAGGGTAAAAATTTGCATCCTGTACGCCTGCCGCCGCCAGCTTCTGGCCAATCGCCTTTATCATTACTGGCGCAAGATATCCGGCCCTGTATATGCGTGCTGATTTTCGGCCTTCCGGCACAATTTGCAGATTATCCAGTTCGGATAGCTGCTGCTCCCCAAGCCACACAGGAGGCTCATTATCTCCGGCCATACGCGCATCATGTTCCTGCCATTGTTTCGCGTGTGACCAGGCATCACTACCCGCAAAAATAATGACTTCTGTTTCTTTGTGTTTTATGCCGCGTGACTGCTGTTTTACGTTCGGTGCCAGTTTCATTTTTTACCCCTGAATACGTTAAGTATCTTTTTTATTTCCTGAATATTGGCGCGTGCTTTCTCCCTGCTGGTTGGTTTACTGCGGGGCGCTGCCTGTACCAGAGAAAAATCACGCCGGAACTGATAAACAGGCATCACGCAGTCATATTCGTAGCCTTCACGGCGGTAGGTTACGCGCCGTTCTTCCACGCCCTTAATCATTACCGTGCCGCCGTACTGGTCGCGGTAAATATCACCGCGCGTAAATTTAGGGTGAGTGTTGCCACTGGCAGTTAAGCCAGAATATTTAAGTTTCATTATTTTTATTCTCCGGTGTGCTGTTCTTTATATCTGTCGTGCAATAGATCTATTTCTTGCAGTTCCATTATTACAGGCTCAAGAAGCGTTATTAATGCCGTGGCAATTCTTGATTTTTGTTTGTCGCGTTCATTGTCGCCAAGTGTTTCAAGCCATATGCGCAATATTTCCAGCATGTTTTCACTGTGAGAAAGTGCAAGAAATGCGCGGTCTATTGTTTCGTGGTAAATATCACGCATGGCTTACATCCTCAGGAAATTTTCTTCTGTAATGCGCCTCTGCCACATATTCCGCATAATCGGCGGCGATATTCAGTACATCAAGCCCCGTTGATTTATATTCTCTCGTGGAAAGTAAGAAAAAAGCCGCTCTAATAAGCTCTGGCATTGACGAAAGCGCATCAGCCGCATCATCAGGAACGCCGGAAAATTCCTGTTTCAGGGAATTAAAACGATCATCACGCATAACCACCCCCATTTTCACAATCAGCAATCAGGATGGCTTTAGCCTCATTCAGCGCCATATCAGCACTAAGTTGCATAACCGCCAGCGAATGAGGAACGAAAGCCCCGGCATATTCTGTTTCATTGGTGGCGTGCTTATGCGCCCTGTCAGCAATAACAGAAATATCAATCAGCGCATGCATTAGCGTAGTGAGCGCGGCGGCGGCTGCGTCCGGTGTGGTTTTATTGCACATGGCACACCTCCTGACGAATACGGGCGGCGAATACAGCAACACAACCGGACGGGCAACGGCTACGCGCTTCGCGTTCCGTCCAGGCGGTTACGTGGATGATTTGAGATTCTCCGGCACTCAGTGC